TAGTTCGCATAATGTACTTTTTTGTCCAATTTATTAAATTACACACCCCACAGACTTGCCTTCGGCGACCCTTCGGGGACGTTCGCCACGTGGCAGGCGGGCATGAAATAAAACCCTTCCTGCCCACCTACCACAAGCGTGTTTCTTGAACTTTTGGGAATCAAGGTGGCATTCATAAAGATTGGGCAAAAAGCACGCCCAATCTTTACAAAGCTTCCACCTTGACACCCAAAATTTCAATTCCTTAAAAATTATAAGTTACTGATTATTAAGTAATCTTTTTTATTGACTTATATCGTAGCTACGATATAATAACAACATCGAAAGACAAAAAGAAGGAAAAAATGTCAGACCCAAAGAAAAAAGCAAAAACTACATACGAAGCAAAGCGAATCGCAAAACGCGTTTCCTTCAATACCGAAACAGAAAAAGACCTATTAGAAAAAGTCGAAAAAATACAGGACTTTTCAAAATGGGTAAAATCCAAAATAAAGGAAATTTAAAATGGAACTTAATTTAATTTTGAATGAAGAAGCATATTTTAATAACTCAGCAACCGGAACTTGGAAAGATATAGCATATACAGCAAAAGGAACTGTAAACGGATTACCCTGCCAAATATGGTGGGAAAACATAAATCCTGAAGCCGAAGACGAATCAGATTGCTGCGACTGGGAAAATCCATACTTAATAGAACTTGAAAGCCAATTTATAGACCCTGATCAATACGAGAAAATCATAATTCGATAAAAACAAAGGTCGTCTGAATCTCAGACGACCTTTATTATTGCGCCGACGCAACCACACCGCCACGCGCTGCAAACTGTTGACCCGCCTCAACATAGCCATCATACATCAAATTTTGTGGACTTTTACCGCCAAGACTAACCACCTGAGGGGAGTTATCATTCATTGGCTGAATATTTCCATTTTGAACAACATCCCTATTTGTTTCCTTATATGGGTTGAACGGCATTCCATTTTTTGCATAATCGTTACAGGTTTTTTTGTCTATCTCTTTGATAACAGTGCCTTGAGACGAATAGCAGGAACAGCCCGATTTTCCGCCAGATATACACGCAACAGGATATTCAAGCTGCTTTACCTGCCTAACCTGATCATATAACGGCTTTGATTCAACTAAACCATCAATCTTAGGCTTTAACATCTCTTCAGTCAGATTTTTATTTTGACTAGGTGCTATCTGCCCACCAATTTCATTCCCTGCCTTAACAGATTTATCTTTTACTCCTTTTTTTAAATCATCAGACGGAACGTCAACAACAGACGATACAGATGAATTTTCAGAATCAGCTTTTTCAGACGACCCCAAACCCGACAAAAGAGAATAACCCATATAGGAAGTTAAACCAAATACAATCAAGGCAACCGGAATAACCCATAGAACACGACTCTTAGGCGTTTTGACTTTGGTATGTATCTCAGCAGACTTATAAAGACCGAACGCTTTTTTATCGAACTTATAGACTTCAGGTCGGGCATTTTTCATGCCTGATTTTGGACTGTTTTCGCAATAATCCCAAAAATAGCGCATACGCACACCCAAAGGCGTTTTATGAATATGGTAATGCGCGCCAACTAAATCACGAACCTGCTTATCAATACGACCCGGCATTTGCGTGATTAGAATAATATCGACACCTGAATGCCTGTGAACATGAAGCCATTCGACAAGCTCAGGCGTTTTAGAACCCGAAGAACGCGGCGGGAAAATGTTTTGCGCTTCATCAATAATGACGACAGAGCCATTATTTTCAGGATACTGAAGCCAAACATTCATGTCATTTATAGTATGACCTTCAGGAATTTTTTCAGTAGGAATCGTCAATTCTGGAATTCCATGCGTGAAAATTTTACGACCCGCCCATTCTTTTTTGACCTTTTTTGCCAAATCTGAAACCACAGACAAAGTTTTACCCGAACCTGGTACACCTGTAATCAAAGTAATCATAACCAATCCTTATTTTATAAATTTAAAAGCCCTGTAAGACGACCAAATGCCAAACGAAAAGGCAAAACCGCCGAAAATAATATTCATGGCTTCAGGTATTCCAGCCAATCCAAGCAAGCCAATCAAATCGGCGGGCATTCTGAAATAGTTATCGGCGACGTATTTCAAAATTCCTTCAGTAGCCACCGATAGCCCTTCATACGAAACTAGCGTCACACCAAGCCCTAAAAGAAGCTGAAAAAATAGGTTTTTCAGGCTTGGCAAAAACGCCAAAAATAGGCGTCCCAAATACTGAAAAAGCACCCTAAACAAACCACCTAAAAAAGCTGCAAGAGCTGGCATTTTTAACCCCTCATTGAATTGACCGTCTTATAAACCATCATTGCCGCCATAAAATAGGCGAGCGTTATAAATACATATCTCAACCTTTGGGCAGCTTCACATATAGGCGACCACGAAAATGAATGACGACCAAACTGCCCAAAATCAAGCAAAATATCTTGAGGACACTGACCACCAGTAGCAAAAGCAGAAGAGGGCGAAAATGTCCCAAAATTTCCATCTGACTTAATTCCATTCCAATCAGGTTCGCCACCGCCATCAGGCACATCAGGAACATCAGGAAGCCCATATTGTTCACCGCCTGAACCATCACCATTACCATCAGCATTACCAGCCGAATTTCCATCAGAATCAGTCTTTTTAGACCCATTCGATTCACCCGATGAAGAATCTGATTTCTTTCCATTATCATCAGAACCACCCATTTTTGAATTGCCCTGACCCGAATTTGAAGAAGCAGTTTTATTCGAATTTGATGAATCGGTTTTATTCGAATTTGTATCAGATGAATTTTGCGCAGTGCCACCGCCGGCGGACGGCGCACGACCTGCGTCGCCCGCGCCATTCCCGCCGGCGGTTGCACCCGCGCCATTTCCTTTATTACTTAACGAACCACCAACAGCGGATCCGCCACCACCCGCGCCCGAACCTGATGAACTTGAAGAGGTTGGATTATTCGATGATGGTGACGAATTTCCGCCCAGAGAACCAACCGACGCACCGCCAAAATTAGTATCTTTTGCCTTTTCAGTACAGATAACCGAAAAACTTGCACCTTTCATTTTTACGACAGCGGGTGAAGAACCACACTGATTATTCATAGACTGCTTTATATCTTTCCTAGTTGGAATCTTAGATAAACTAGCACCTTGACCGCCTCCAACTTTAGGAGCATGGGACGTGCAATAACCATATTTAATACCCGTATAATCCCCCGCTGTTACAGGGTTTACAGATTTGACAAACGAATACCACTGAGAACAGACAGTATCAGGAGAATCGCCGTAAAAAGAAGTTCCATCTCCACTCATAGCCCGCCACATAATTCCATTACCTCCATCGGCATCACCCGATCCGGGCGTAGCACCACGACCAGAAGAAGCACCACCGCCTGACGAACCGCCGCCACCGCCTGACGAACCACCGCCACCGCCTGAAGAACCACCGCCGCCACCGCCTGAAGAACCGCCGCCGCCACCGCCTTTACCTTGTTTTTCTTGGTCGTCCTTTTCCTTTTTTTTCTGTTCAGCTCGTTTTACTTCGATTTCACGGATCAAACGTGCCATTTCATTTTTATCAGCTAAAGCCTTTTTTAACCGTTCCTTTTCGACCCCCATCTCTTTGGCTTTTTTTTCGACTTCAGAATCAGGGACATTCTGTCCAGACGAATTAGGTCTCAAAAGCTGATTCATATCGTAGTAGTTAATTTGTTGTTTAGGCTCAATATTTCCGACATATTCAATTTTGTAATAACAGGTCGGAACACATATATATTTAGTAACGTTCAACTTTTTTAAAACACCGTTATGCCTAATTACTAATTCTTTTGTATTCCAAAGCTCAGTCCTTTGGTCGAAACCATAAGCAGGATTTATAAATCCACTAGCACTTTCACCCGGCTTTAAATCAGTTATTTCATCCGCATACGCCGCAACAGGCGCAAAAAAAGCGACCGCTGATAAAACGACCGCCGAAAAATTCATCTTCATAATCAAGCCTCAAACAAATAAATCAACCATAAAACCAAACCAAACCCAACCAGAAAAGGAAAATCAATTACCATCATGCACCCCCATCCCAGATATAAACTTAGCTACCAGCCTAAAACAAAATATCAAAACAAAAATCGTTAAAAATGGAGACCCAAGTTTTACACCGCTTGAAAACTGTTCAACAACAGAGCATTCAGGGAATGACAAAACTACTTTTTCGCCATTCAAAAACCATTCTTTGCCGACTTTTTGAGGAGAAATTAATTTCCCCTCGCCATCAATAACGGGCGCGGTTTGAGATAAAACAAAGTCATTAGCGACTTCGATACTTTCGAAACACTGGAAACCGACACGATACCCCATACCGCACCCCGTTAATTATTTACCGCCCAAGAAACCGGAAACCAACTTGAATGCACGGACAACCACATAAACGGACAGCAAAGCCATGCCCACAGAAGTCACAACAGGAACGGTTTTGGCAATTTCTGTTGCCATTGTTGTACCGATATCGGAAATACCATCAGCAGCAGCAGCAGCTGACAGACCAACCAGAGCGGCACCAACGCCGATTTTTTGTTTCAAATGTTTCATAGAAAAACACCTTTTTAGTAAGTAAAACCCCGTTTTCAAAGGCAAACGGGCAGCCCAAAAACTATTTAACGACCTTTTCGGGAGCATTATTAGCCGAACGAACCGGCTGAATATCGACAATCACGTTTTGAACCCGATTACCATTTGTTTCAACTTCAATATCAATTTCAGCGTCAAACGGGAGCGGGATACCATTGAATTTTTCAAAATTTTCCGACGTTCCAAACTTCATCGGCTCAGTCGCAGAACCGCGCATATCGGGATTGTTTCGGGCAAACGGAAATTCAACATAGACCGTCGTAGAATCGTATGCCTTACCCGTATCATTCATAACGCCTTTAGAACGTTTTAAGCCTTGTACTTTAGCGAACATTTTCATATCAAATTACCTTCCTGCCTTCTTAGGCTTTTGGACTAAAAATACACATCAAGCGACCATCTTCGTCACAATGATATGCAAAACAATTTAAATTAAGTGCGTGTTTAATTCCCAGATGAACCATATAATCAAATTCGTCTTTATCTTTGTCAGATACGCCTTTAAATTCAGCGAATTGGCTCACTGATAAACAAATCAAAACACGCCTAAAAGCATAAGAACTATACTGTTCATCATCCACCAAAACACATGGGTAAATCTTCCTGTTACACTCAACCCCTTTAATCATTTTCCAACCCTTGAAGAATCATTCCGTATTCATCCATCAACTCCAATTCAATAGAACCTTCGTATTCATCATGAATAAACTGCATATAATGACGTCTTGCACTCAATACGTACTCAACCGAATACGAAGCAGGATTTACCCGATCAGGCAACGCGCCGTCTTTACGCCTTAAACGCTCAACAATCTCTTCAGGTGTCATACCCAGCTGAATCATCATATTTACGGCGCGACCCGCCTGATTAGAAGCAACCTCTTGAACCCGATCTATTGAAATCTGCATTCTTTTTTCAGACGACAAATAACGGTTTGATGAACCAAAATCCTGCAAACGCTCACAAATTGGAAAAGCACCACCCCAAAACTGACCGGGCTGCAACAGGACATCTAGAGGTATCAAGCAATTTTTGCCCATAAACTGTAATTCAAACCTTGTCCAAAATAGACCAGATGTATCCCCTTGTTCCTTTGCTTTATCGTAGATCCGGCAATAACAAGATGAATTTTTAGAACCAACACCGAGCGTCTTACCGTTTTGCGTTCCATTCAGCCAATCAGAGCCTATTTGCGCCACCAACGGACGTTTACCCCGCTTATCAAATTCACCATTCTGATAGGATTCCCAAGCAGAATCAGGGCTTATTTCTTCGTTGTAAAAATCTTTAGCCACGTCACAACGGGTAATTCTTGGACTATATGCATAGCCATTCAAAAAACGATATAAACGCTGTTCCCATCCGTCTTTAGCAGCCGTACAACCCTTGCCCGTCAACTCAATCAGAATTGTGCCATTCTGACCGCCGATATAGGCTTGTCCGTACAGAACACCTTCTACCGACATTTCCCAACGTTGATCGTAAAACCGACCTTTCCCGACGGGAGCAGGGGAGCTAATACCAAACCCGAAAATCCATTCTGCAATTTCCGACCAGTTTTTCATCACATCTAAATCAGTTACTGGAGAGGCGATACCCAGCGCAAGCAATTCAGGCGCGAAGCCGATAACCGATTTTTCCTTGAATGTGAAACTCAGGGTATCGATAAAAGCCGTGTTTCCAATACCCCGACGGAGCGGGATTACTTTCAAATTTCCATCAAAATCTATGACGGCTGTTTCGTATCGTTCGTATTCCTGATTTAAAACAACGGTTTCAGAAGATTCTGACGTTGATTCGCCCAAAGTTTTCAAATCTCGACCCCCCCCCCCCCCCCCGGGGGGGGGGGGGGGGGGTGTGGTCCGCGGGGGGGGGGGGGGGTGGACTCATCGATACACCCCAAATCTTTCTTAGGCACACCGTATGAAACAGACAGAGCTACACCCGCAGCCACCCACATTTCTGCACGAGACAACGCTAAAACTTCAGACCTGAGATCAAAATAAAGCGTATGGAGCAAATTCCCATGTTCACGACACTCAACCCGCCAGCCCGCCTTTTCCTGTATTACTTTTGCGCTTCGGTTACTCATAAACACAAACCTTTATAAATTTATAAAATCATAAAAAACGAGGCAGAATATAAACTCATAATTCTATAAAGTCAATGCGATATAATTACTTTTTTTTGTAATGGACTGTTTAAAATGAGAAAATTTATAAAATCAGTAGGCATAAATGAAAAGCGAGGAGAGCTTCTCCGAGAGAAAGCTATAGAGCTTCTTATAAAATCACAAAGACCAATAAAAGAAGTTGACATCATCAACTTTCTTATAGATGAAATAGCAGAAAGAGTAGATATAGACGATATGGGCTTTTATCTCATAGACGACGAAAAAGACACGCACCAATAAAAATGCTTAAAAAGCTAATTAAAATACTAATTTTCGCCCTTTGCTTACCAATAAGCTGGCTATACGGATACGAATACGGACAAAAATCAAATCAAAAATGCTATGAAGATATAATATCCACACACGCAAAACACAGGGTTTGTTCTTTCTCAGGGGAAAATCTAGGAGAAATAGAATTTATCGAACTTGACAAACTCGAAGAAATAAACCTACAAAATAAGGAGCAAACGCTCAAATAGATAGCGTTTGCTCATTCAAGTAAAATAAGCCCCGTAAAGAGGGCTTATCATGGCAACACAATCCGATCTCATCGACCAAATCAAAGACAGGCTTTTTATCCTGTCTGACTACGCTTTATCTCAACGTTGGCAGGTAGAGCCGACCCGAATCAGCCAATACCGACGAGACCGTCTGCGCCTGCCAATTAGGTTTATTGAGGACATTGCCGAACAAATCGGCATTGACGCGCTTACGCTTATCAAAATGCTGGATACGGCACGACTGACCAAACACAACAAGTACGCCGCAAAAATCGTATTATGGCGACCAAACGAAAAAGTCAGACGTTATCCGCCACCGTGGGTAGAGCGAAAACACTTTTTCAGACGAAAACGCTAGTTCACATAATGTACTTTTTTGTCCAATTTATTAAATTACACACCCCACAGACTTGCCTTCGGCGACCCTTCGGGGACGTTCGCC